ATGGCCCAAGTCAGTCACCTATTCCGGCGCGGTTCTACATGGTCTGCCCGTATCCGAGTCCCGCACGATCTGGTGAAGATAGTCGGAAAAGAGGCGCTTGTGAAAGCTCTAGGGACCAGTGATCACGCAGAGGCCAAACGGCGTCTTTATCCGGTCCTTGCCGACTGGCAGCGTGAATTTGACGATCTGCGTTCCCGTCGTTCCCTTATCCACTCTGACCGCGATAATGCGGTGTGGGATCATTACACAGCTACGTTAGAACGAGATGACGGTGAGCGGGCAAATCTGCCCGGTCAGTCAGAGATTGAAGCAATCACCGCCGATCTACTTGATAAGGTCAATCGAAACGAGATTACGGGCGCTGACCCGCTGTCAATTCTTGACGCGACCATTAATCTGAAAGTGGCGCAAAAAGCCTTGGAGGTTTCAACCGACGCCCGAAAGACCAAACTGGCAGATTTGCGCAAGCATTTATCAAAGGGCGAAACTGCCTTGATCGCGCATGAAGTAGACGAATACCTACGCCAGAACCGTCTCTTGGTAGAGCGTTCAACGCCGGATTGGATCAGCCTTGCCCGACACATGATCAGGGCAGAGATACAAGCCCTAGAGCGCACTTTAGAGCGAGACCGGGGCGACTATTCCGGTCAACCTACCGACCCGCTGGTCAAACCTCCAATCGGACCCCGCCGGGAAATGGCAAAGCGGGGCGAAACGATCATGGATATCTTTGAAGTCTTTGCCAGTGAGAATCCGCGCGGTGTTGCGAAGGATCGCGTGAACCAATGCCGCCGGGATATCGGAACCTTTGTTGATCTAGTCGGCGCCAGCTTCCCAATAGCTAAAATCACCAAGGCCGAAGTTCGCGAGTGGAAACAGCTTTTGGCGAAATATCCTGTAAAAGCGACCGAAACCAAAGCCTTTGCCGGAATGAATATTCAACAGATCATCAAAGCGAATGAGAAGGTCGGAAAACCTGTGATCGCTGACAGGACAGTAAATCGCTACTTGTCCAGTCTTGGTGCGTTCCTGTCTTGGGCGGTTGATAACGGCTATTTGGATAAGAACCCGACCGAAGGGCTAATGCTCAATAAAGAAACCAAGGCACCGACCTATCCCTTCAAAACGGAACAACTGGTTACGCTGTTCAATTCGCCTTGGTTTTCCGGATGCAAAAGCGCCGATGAATGGCGGAATGTGAGTAAGCCCGGTGATGTGCTTATCCGTGACCACCGCTTTTGGGTTCCGCTGATCATGTTGTTTTCTGGCGCGAGGCCGGGGGAAATTGGTCAGCTTGCGGTTACAGATGTTCGGCAACAGCATGGGCATTGGATCATGCACATCACAACCGAAGGCGATGAGACCGAAGAAGGAAAGTCGGTTAAAACCGAGGGTTCTATGCGCGTTGTGCCGGTGCATCCCGAACTAATCAGCCTCGGGTTTATCCGATATCACGAACAGCGTGTGAAAGATGGTGGTTCGGCCCTGTTCCCCAATGCCGTGCGAAATGCGCGTGGACAGATGATGGCTGATGTATCGCGTGAGTTCGGACGCTACCTAACCAAGATAGGGTTGAAAACGGGCAGGGGGCTTTCACTCTATTCTTTCCGCCATGGTGCAGCCGATGCCTTGCGTCGAGGCGGCTTTCTTGATCAGCAGTTTGGGTTTATCTTGGGCCACACCGAAGCATCCATGACCGGAAAATATGGGATCATGCCGCAAGGGATGCTTGAACAGCGTGTGGAGTTGGTGAACGCGATTGCCTATCCCGGTCTAAATTTGGATCACCTCAAGTGATATAATATAACAATATCCTTGCGGACGGATTCCTTGCTGTGGTATTATTATACCGTAACGAGTTAAAGAGTTCCAAATGGGTATAATGACCAGCCTTGGCCGTGTGTTTGGCCAAGGCGCTACCGAACAAAAGGCAATCAAGCTAACCGACCCCGAAGCATTCCCGCTGTTTGGGGTTGTTTCCGCCGCCTCTGGTGTTTCCGTCACAGCTACCAGCGCCATGCGTGTTCCTGCGGTGCGTAGGGCAGTTAGTTTGATTGCTGAATCCACTGCAACAATCCCTTTCAAGACCTACGCCGAAGACAAACAGGCCGCAAAAGACCACGGGTCTTTCGCGCTGGTGCATGGTTGGGCGAATGAGTGGACAAGCGCCGAAACATTCCGTGAACAGCTTACAGCCGACGCCCTATTGACTGGCAACGGCTTTGCGCAAGTGGTGCGCAATGCCGAAGGTAAACCTCTGGAACTTCACCGGATGGACCCCGGCGCGGTTATTGTGGAAACAACTGACTTTGGTGAACCCGCCTACCGCGTCCGGTTGAAAGACGGTGGCGAAACCGTTCTATTCTATCAAGACGTTTTGCATATTCAGGCAATCGGCGGCGTCAGCCCTATCATTCTGGCGCGGGAAGCAATCGGCCTTGCAATGGCAGCCGAACAGCATCTTGCCGGATTTTTCAAGAATGGCGGGCGTCCCTCGGGCGTGATCATGCACCCGAATAAGCTGGAAGCCGAAACGATGAAAAAGCTGGCTGCAAGCTGGTTTCAATCGCATAGCGGTGAACAGGCCGGATCAACTGCTATTCTTGACGAAGGTATGGCCTTCAAAGAAATCGCGGTAAAGCTGGCAGATGCCGAGTTTTCCGAAGTGCGCCGTGAACAGGTGCGTGAGATCGCCCGTGCCTTCAACGTGCCGCCCGCGCTGCTTTACGAACTGTCGCGTGGCACATGGTCAAACTTTGAACAATCCTACCGTGACTTCCTGACCGGCACGCTGCGCCCATGGATCGCCCGCTGGCAAGCGGCTTATGCGCGGGTGCTGCTGACACCCGAGGAACGCACCGGCCTTTATATCGAGGCCACGCCCGATGATATGCTGTCGGTTGAGTTCACCGCCCGTGCCACAGCTTACAGCCAATACCGCGCCATGGGCGTGATGACAGGCAACGAGGTTCGCGCCGGTCTGAACCTGCCAGCGCTGCCCGATGGTGACGCCCTGCAAAACCCTTTCACGACCACCAGCGCAAACGCCCCCGCGCAACCGACCAAGGAAGACCCGCCTAATGAGTGACCTGATTACCTATCGTGCTTTCTTTGGTGACAAAGAACATGCCTTTACTTTGACCGACCCGATGCTTGCCGAACTGGAAACCCTGACCGGCCTTGGTGTTGGTGCGTTGTATTTCCAGCTTATCAACATGGCCTATCCAGCCAGTGCTTTGCGCGAGATCATTCGGCTTGGCCTTGTCGGGGGCGGAACTACACCAGAAGACGCAAAGCGGCTTTGCGATACCTACGCCAGCAATCGCCCGCTGGCTGAAACCTTCCCGCTGGCGTTTGAGATCATGGAAGCGCGGTGGAACGGCACCGCCAAAGATGAAACGCCCGAAGACGTGGAACAGGCTGCCACTCCCGATTTTGAAGCCTTTGCCGCCAAGGTCGCTGCATGAATGACCGTTTGGAAATCAAGGCGGCGCTGTCTGTCACTGATGCGGGTGAGATCACCGGCACCGCTTGGCCGTTTGGCAGTGCTGACCGCGTTGGTGATGTAATTGAGAAGGGCGCATTCACCGGCCCCGCTACGTTGCCCATGCTGTTCAGCCATGATCAGGCGCAGGTGATTGGCGTTTGGGATGAAATCACTGAAGGCGAAACGGGCCTCACAGTTAAAGGGCGTCTTTTGGTGGATGACGTTGAACGCGCCCGCGAGGTGCGGGCCATGGTAAAGGCCGGGGCCGTGTCTGGCCTGTCTATTGGCTTTGTCACCAAAGAAGCAAAACGCCATGCCAAAGGCCGCACGATCAGCGCCCTTGAATTGCATGAAATCAGCATTGTTGCCGTCCCTGCCCATCCGGGGGCGCAGATTACCTCTGTAAAATCTGTAATGAGTAAGGATTCCTGTATGGAACAAGAAGACGACAAGACCCCGGCAAACGCGCCGGAAATCGATACCAAGGCATTCAATACGGTTCTTTCCCGGCTGGATAAGCTGGAAGCCAAAACCAACCGCCCCGCTGCGCCTGCTATCGTGCAAGGCGATGAAAGCAAAAAGGCTTTCGTTTCGTTTTTGCAGGGTGGTGACTTTGACAAAAAGGCGCTGACCGTTGCCAATGACGCCCCAGCCTATGTTCTGGCACCAGAAGAAACCTCGGGCGAGTTTATCCGCAATCTGGTGGAGTTTAGCCCGATCCGGTCAATCGCTGACGTGCGCAGCACTGGCAGCCATACGATCTTGCTGCCCAAGCGCACCGGCATCACCAATGCTGTTTGGGTTGGAGAAACCACCACCCGCACCGCAAGCGAACCGACCTTTGATCAGTCGGAAATCACGGTGAAGGAACTGGCAACCTTTGTTGACCTGTCGCTGCGGATGCTGGAAGATTCCGGCAATGTGGAAGCCGAAGTGCGCCTTGCACTGGCCGAAGATTTTGGCGCGAAAGAAGCCCTGTCCTTTGTGAATGGCACAACCGCTGTTGAACCCTCGGGCTTCATGGTTGCGGCTGGTATTGCCGAGACGAACAACGGCCATGCCACGCTTCTTTCGGCGGATGCCCTGATCAATCTCTTGTATGCCATGCCTGCCACCTACCGGAACCGGGGCGCATGGGTGATGAATGGCACCACCCTTGCCGCCGTGCGCAAGCTGAAAGACGGCAACAACAACTATCTGTGGCAGCCGTCTTATCAGGCCGGTCAGCCTGAAACGATCCTTGGCCGCCCGGTTGTAGAAGCGCTGGATATGCCGAACATCGCAAGCGGTGCAACACCGATCATCTTCGGTGACTTCAAGGCAGGCTACCGCATCTATGACCGTGTAGCGCTGGACGTGATGCCCGATCTGTTGACGCAGCGTGTCAGTGGCCTTGCCCGTTTCCATGCGCGCCGCCGTGTTGGTGCAGGCGTGGTGCGTCCTGACGTGTTCCGCAAACTGAAAATGGCTGCCTGATCGGCCATGGCTACCGCCCTGCAACCCGCCTCTGAAATCCTGCTGCGCCATGGCCCTTACGCTGTGACGCTGCGGGCATCCTTGCGGGCTGCGGTTGCACTTGAAACAATGGCGGGCGGAATTGCCGCTGTCTGGGATGATATCGCCCGCCAAAAACTAACGGCGCTTTATGCCGTGATCCGTGCCACCGCCACAGACCGCAATGAAGCCGAAAGACTTTTGGCATATGCCGCAACGAAACCGCTTGGGCCTTTGGTCATTGAAGCGCAAGCGGCCTGCCTTGCCCTGCTAATGGTGATCCTCGCACCAGCACAGGGCGGGGCAACAAACACCGAAACCACCACCGGCCCAGAAATACCTTTGCGCCAATTCTACACCGAACTGTTCAGCCTTGCTACAAGCTGGTTGCATTGGCCGCCGTCCGAAGTGTGGAACGCAAGCGTGGCCGAGATAGTCACAGCACTTGAAGCACAAGCCGAGCGTGACTTGCGTAGGGTAAGGGTGACGCCCGAGGATGAAGGCGCAAAGGCTGCGCAAAGGCAGGCCAATATTGCAGCGGGCCTTGATCCTGACTTTGACCGTGCTGGCCTTCAAGCATTGAAATCGAGAATGTAATGCCCGCGCCGCCGCGCCTTTGTTCTTGCGGTGCAATTGTCGCGGCTGGTGTGATCTGTGAGTGCCAGCGCGACACTATACGCGCCAGAGGTCGCCGCCATGACGCCAGACGCCCCAACAGCCGCCAGCGTGGCTATACGCGCCAATGGGAAGCGGTAAGGGCAGAGTTTATGCGCTTGCACCCGACCTGCGCCTTTTGTGGCGTAGAGGCGCAGGTGGTAGATCACATTAAGCGCCACAGGGGCGACCCAGCGCTGGTGTTAAACTGGAACAACCTGCAATCGCTTTGCAAGCGGTGCCATGATTCCGAAAAGCAGAGACTGGAAAACTGCGCTGCCCCTTTTCAATAGATACGAAAATTGACTATAAGTCGTCAAATGTTAGCTTTCAGAAAGACAAGCAGCAACTTATCCACCCACAAAACCCACAAACATTCTACGATAACAGAGTGCTACGCTATTCAAGCCCAGCCTTTGAAGCACACTCAGATAGTATGCGGCCATGTCGACTGAATACTTCTATGTAATCATCAGGTCCGTAGCGCCGAACTGAACGCAATGCTTCATCTAATTCGCGCATTAAATAGGCCATTGCCTTGTCCGTGCTGTGGACGAGGTCGGAGCGAGTAATCCCGTTAGATTGCGCGATTATTGGCGGCATATCTTCGATAAAGGCCTTGATGTATCTCTGAAAATCATATTCTTGTTCCGCCGAGACATCTAGATATACACTAATACCCTCAAGTTCAGTTTTTTGGTCAAGAGTTACCGCTACGGCTATAGCAACAGCACCACAAATTTCGTATTCTTCTAAAGTCACCACATTTTGAGCTTTTGTTGCTCCTGCAATCGACGTAGCCAACGCTGCGCCAAAAATTGTGTATTTCAGCATGAAAACTCCATTCTTTCGAAAAATTCTGCAACGTAAAACTTTGTAATGCAAGCAGAAATTGTTGGTGTAGGGGTGTTCCGCAGCTCCATTCCCATTAGGTATAATTTGCAGGTAGAGAGAGGCACAGGATGATCGTCAAAGCGAACCGGTATCAATCAGGCGACGATCAGGGACCGGTTAAAGAAGGGTTGGCCGGTGGAAGCTGTGCTGCGCCCAGTGTCGAATTGCGTCTGTGAAGCAGGCGTTGGCTGCGTAGGGTAGACCGCCGCGCTGGCGCCATTTGGGGAGCAAAGGGGCTACAATATAGGCTGTCAGTAGTGGTGTTGGTGCAACTTGTCGCCTTGAATTCCTGCTGCGTTTCACCAATAAGGGTCTGAGGCGGATGTGAAAGTAAAGGCGGGCGAAACTTGGAAAATTTCACATTTGACGACCGGCTGAAGACCTTTTTTCATTCGGGGAATGGCGCAGGGTCAAAGATCACTGAAAAGGACGAAGCTAATAAACGTCAACTGACTGTGGCGAAACATGAACGCCCTTTAATCTTGAAGTATCACCCAGATGTTCCAACCGGTGCCCTTGGCGAAGCTGAAAGACGCGGTGAAAAGGTTTGGTTCCGGTTCCGGTTGTTCCCGACGGGTCAGCTGATTGATCTGAAAATCAACTTTCCCAAAAAGGGTCAGAACGAACTAAGGCTTTATTTTAACGAAGCTGCGTTTAGTCCAAACGTCTGGGACAACTGGTTCGTGTTCGAGCGTGACAATGAAATTTGGATCGGTTCCCTTGATGATAGTGAATTAAATGCCGCTAGGGCGGGCGCAACGATTGATGTGCAAAATGGCTTCGATCAGGCAGTGGAAGAAGCCTATCAAGAAGCAGTGAATGCTAAACTTCCTGTTCTAGTTCCTGCCTCTACATTGAAATACCGTCGTGATCCGAAGGTAGCTATTGAAGCATTGCAGAAGTCTGGCAACATTTGCGAAATGATGCCCGATCACCAGACTTTCATTTCTCGGGCTACCGGAGCGCCCTATCTGGAAGCGCATCACTTTATGCCGATGATGGAACAGCGGAATTTTAAAGTGAGCTTAGACGTCGTGGAAAATATTTGCATTCTCAACCCCTATGCGCATAGGATGCTTCACCACGCTACATATGGTGAAATCGAACCCTATCTAAAGGAACTCGCCGCACCGAGGGAAGAGTTTCTTAAGGAAATAGGGGTAAGCGTTGACCGAGTTTTGCGCAGTTACGGCAGGCCATAGAATGAAAAACTTCAAGTTTATAGACCTCTTTGCAGGCATTGGTGGCTTTCACCTAGCTTTGGAGAGCTTGGGCGGGGAGTGTGTTTTCGCGTCCGAAATCGACGAAAAAGCGCGTGCGACATACAAACAAAACCACGGCATGAACCCCAACGGTGACATTCGTGCAATCACCGCGCCAGATCGTCCTGACAATGTGATTAAAACGCAAATTCCTGAGCATGACATTCTTGCCGCTGGTTTCCCGTGCCAGCCCTTTAGTCTCGCTGGTGTATCGGCGCGTAACTCTCTGGGGCAGTCGCACGGCTTGCTAGACGAGACGCAAGGCACATTATTTTATGACATCGCCCGTATCGTGAAGATCAAACAACCCAAAGCACTGCTATTAGAGAATGTTAGCAACATTGTCCGGCATGATGGGGGGAAGACGTTTGGCATATTGAAACGAGTGATCAGCGACCTAGGCTATAGCCTTTCATGGCGTATCCTGAACTCCGAAACGCTTGTGCCCCAGCGCCGTATGCGTTGCTTCATGGTAGCGTTTCGAGATGCTGATATGGGCGAGGAAATGACATTCCCTGATTTATCTGGTGATCCTTTGCCGCTGCGTGGTGCGCTAGAACGTGATGTTGACGAAAAGTTCACATTGTCAGATCGCGGATGGGCAGGCCACCAGCGCAGGACAGCCGCCAATCTGGCGAGAGGAACGGGGTTTACAGCACACACTGCCGATCTTGACAAACCGTCTAAGACGATTGTGGCGAGGTATTACAAGGACGGTAAGGAGTGCCTTATTCCTCAAGAAGGAAAAAACCCAAGATTGCTGACGCCCAGAGAATGCGCACGTTTGCAAGGGTTCCCAGATACCTTTATGCCGCACCCGACACGTTCAGCGGCATACAAACAGTTTGGGAACGCGGTGCCTGTGCCCGTAGTCAAGGCGGTAGCCGAAGCAATGCTTGCGAAACTTTCAGAAATCGACACCCGTAGACTTGGACCGGTCCAGACCGTTTCAAGGGCGTGTGCGCTGACTGGTTAAGATTCCGACAAGTAAGGTTACAACGCTCATGGGGCGGGGTGTCCCTCAACTTCCACCCCATAAAGGGAACCGGCGTGTGGTCCGTCGCGCAAGATTGTTATAATATAACTTTTCCACGGTGAGGTAATATGATACCGTAGGCCAGTAATGGTTTTGTGAGTATCGAGTATGTCCCTGCCTATCGCCCTTGTTCGGGCGCATTTGAATCTTGATGATGATCGTGACGCTGATCTTCTAACACACTACGGGAACGTGGCGGTGGCGTGGGTGCAAGCCTACACCGGCCAGCTATACGATCCGGCAAGCGCTTTGATGGTGCAGGCAGCACTTCTTTTGGTGGCGCACCAGTATGAAGCGCGGGAAGCGGTGGCCTTTACCAGCGCCTATCAGCTTCCCTTTGGCGTAACCGAACTGCTTTCCCCCTTGAAAGAGCGCGTCACTGGCTACCGGCCTGAACCGGAGGCCGCATAATGACTAAAATGGTGACAGGTTCCGAGGCGCTGGCAAAGCGTTTGGCGGCTATTCCGCAAGCTGTTCTTGAAGCGCTGCGCCCTGCATTAACCAAATCAGCCCATGAGATCGCGACCGATGCAAAGGCGCTGGCAGAGACTTCCCGCCGATCTGGTGCATTGATTGCGTCTATTGATGCCACCGGCCCCGGCGAAACCACGCCTGCCTATTCCTCGGAGGGTGGCAGCCGCACGGCAGAGGAAGGGCAGGCGTTCGTTACCGCAGGTGATCCAGAGGCCCGCCATGGGCATTTGGTAGAGTTTGGCACGGGTGAACGGTTCCACCAAGACGGCAGCCCGAGCGGCAAGATGCCAGCCAAGCCGTTTTTGTTGCCAGCATGGCGGTTGAATAAGAACCGTATTCGGAACCGATTGCGCCGGGTGATCCGTGCCGAAGTGAAAAAGGTGGCGCAACAATGATCGAGCCAAGCCTTGCTTTGCAAACGGCACTTCGGACGGCGCTGATCGGGAACGCCGCCGTGACTGAATATGTCGCGCCTGAAAATATCCGCTCTGGTTCCATTCGGGCAGAGAACATGCCTGCAATCGTCTTGACACCAGCCCGCGTCGAATTGCTTGGCCGTGCCTCGGGTGGTCAGATCGTGGCAGAGGTTCGGGCCATACTGCATATTTGGGTGCTGCAAGATGGTTCCGAAGTTGCGCAGGCTATTGCAGGCGCGGTGCTTGCCGCCTTGATGGATGCACCGGCGGGGCAGGGATTCACCATTGATGAATGGGACTGCCCGCAATTGGCTTGGATGCCCGACCCTGATCCAGCCCGGTCTTTCGCCCACGGCGCAGTTTCCTTGCGGGCGGTTCTTCGGTGGCGGGCAGATGTATCCTATCCCAACAACAGCGTAAACGTTGGAACTGATAGTGGCATTTTTGTTCCTCCCTTGAACGGATCGCTTGGCAGCCTCGAAGACCTGATCAGTGCGGATGAAAACAACGCTCTGGTTCTTGGTTCGGACAACAACCTATTCGCACCGTTGACCATTTTTTCAGATGGCGGCGTGGACCTGACCCTTATTTTTGACAACAAACTTCTGTGAGGAACCACGATGATACTTCAAACCAGACTTTCTGAACTGGCTGTTCGTATCGCTTTGGAGTGCAAAGCACTTCGCAAAATGATCAACGGTAGCGCCACGGACCTTTCGCCCATGGCGCAGTTTCCTTGCGGGCGGTTCTTAGGGAGAGGGCGGATTTATGCAGGCTGGTAAGTTACAACACGCGATTGAACTGCAACGTATGGCGGAAACGATTAGCCCAAGCGGGGCCGCAAGGCAGGTGTGGGCGACCTACGCAACCGGCAAGGCAGAAATCCGGCAAGCTGGCGTTTCCGAGTTTCTGACTAGCTACGGCGAAGGCGTCAGTAATAATGCGGTGTTCTTGATCCGTTGGCTGCCCGGTATCGCTGTATCTGACCGGATCGCGCAGGGCGGGAAGGTCTGGAATATCGTCGCGATTGCAGAGATCGGACGTATGAAGGGACTTGAATTAAGGGCTGTAGCACTTTGAGTTCAAAGCACTTTCGTGGGGTGAAGCCTCGGATAAATCCAGATCACGACCCCCTGACCAAAGCACCAAAGGCACCAGCGTATTTTAGCACCTACGCCGTGGCAGAGTGGAAACGGGTTTTGCCTTTGCTGATCGGGCGTCGGATCATCTGCAAAGCTGATCTGGCACAAGTCGAAACTTACTGCATTATGAATGGCTTGGTGCAGCAAGTTGAAGTAGAACGTCAACTGTCGGGTGGCGTGATCGACGTTAAACTTTTTGGCGTCCAGAACCGTGCTGCACAAACCGCCCGCCAGATCGCTGCAACCCTCGGGCTTGATCCTGTCAGCCGGTCCCGCATCGCCTCGGGTGCATCGGATGATGACGACAATGACAACCCCTTGGCGGTGGCGTGATGACTGCCAGCGCCTATCCGGCATGGATTGATGACGGTTCAGCCATTCCTGACCCTATGGGCTTCGGTGAACGGGCCGTTACGTTCTTGCGCCGCCTTAGGCACCCGAACAGCACTGAACCAGGCAGGGCGTTCCAGCTTTACCCATGGCAAGAACGGATTGTCAGGCGCATCTATGGGCCGCGCAATTCCAACGGCAGAAGGATCGTCAAAACCGTGATGCTGTTGCTGCCACGCGGGAACCGTAAGACCAGCCTTGCCGCCGCACTTGCGCTTTTGCACCTCTTTGGGCCGGAATCCCGTGCCGCCGGTCAGGTGGTTTTTGCGGCTTGCGACCGTGAACAGGCGTCTATCGGCTTCAAAGAGGCCGCGAATATCATCCGGCAGGATAGGCGGCTGGAAAAGGCCGTGACGATCCGTGACGCTTTCAACTCAAAAAAGCAGATCACTTTCGGCAAAAACGGTTCAACTTTGACCGCGCTTGCCTCTGATGGCGGGGCCGCGCATGGCCTGACCCCTAGTTTCACCTTGATTGATGAGATTCACGCATGGCGGGGCCGTGATCTTTGGGAAGCAATCAAGAGCGGGCAGGCCAAAACCGATGATACGCTGATGGTGATCGCCACAACAGCCGGACGCGGGGCCGAAGGCTTGGCTGCGGATCAGTTCAACTATGCGTTGCGGGTGGCAAAAGGCGAGATCACCAACCCCGAGTTCCTGCCGGTGCTGTTTATGGCTGAACCGGATGACGACTGGCAGGATGAAGCGGTATGGCAAAAGGTGAACCCCGGCCTGCAATTTGGCTTCCCGTCAATGTCCGGTTTGCGGGCGCTGGCGAAAGAGGCCGAAGGCAACCCGGCTGAACTTGCCAGCTTCAAGCAATTCAACCTGAATATCTGGCAGGCAAACAGCCGTGATCCGCTGTTTGATCTGGCAGCCTATGACGCCCGCACCTTGGATGATGATGAAACCGACCTTGAACAGTTACCGGCCTATGTCGGTGTGGATATGTCGGTATCTGGCGACCTCACGGCTGTTTCCATCGCGTTCCGGCATGATGATGGGCAAATCACGCTACGCAGCAAGGTATTCGTGCCGGGTGAGGATTTGCGGGCGCGTGGTGAACGTGACCGTGCGCCCTATGAGCGGTGGCGTGATGACGGATTGATACAGGTTTGCACCGGATCAATCATTGATAATGCTATGGTGGAACAGCATATCCGTGACCTCTGCGCCACCTATGACGTGCAGGAAGTGGCCTTTGACCCGCACCTTGCCCGCGTGACGATGCAGCACTTGCTTGATGACGGCCTGCCGGTATTTGCGTTTCCACAACGCCCGCTGATTATGGGCGTTGCCGCTGGTGATTTGGAACGGATCGTGACCGGACGGCTGATCCGGCACAATGGCGACCCGGTGTTGCGCCACCATTTTGAGAACGTGGTGACATCGCGCAACCCGTCTTCGGGCTTGGTCCGAATGCACAAGGTTAACAGCTACAGCCGGATTGATGCCGCTGTTTCCTCTGCCATGGCCGTTAGCCGCGCCGTGACCGCCCACAACACCAAATCCCGCTATGACGATCCGGCCGTGACCGGGTTTATGATGTTTTAGGAGTAAAGAGTATGACCGTTGATATGATGGGCTTGATCGTCAAGCTGGAAGCGCAACACAAACAGTTCCAGCGTGATTTTGCCCGCGCCAATGCCATTCAGGCCAAGGCGTCCCGCCAAATGGAAGCGCAGGCAAAGCGCAGCGCCGACAAGATCGCGCAAACCTATGAGGGCATGGGCAGCCGGATTGGCGGGGCATTCAAAACGCTTGCCATGCCGAAGCTGGCAGGCTTGGCCGGGGCCGCTGTTGGTATCGGTGTTGTCGGTATCGCCAGCAACTTGCGCCAAACTGTGAAGGGCATTGCCGAGATTGGCGATGAAGCCAAACGCGCCGGGATGCAGGTAGAGGCGTTTCAAGAATGGCGCTATGTCGCGGAACAAAACCGCATTGGAATTGACGCCCTGACCGATGGTTTCAAAGAGTTGAACTTGCGGGCCGATGAATTTGTGATCACCGGCAAGGGCAGTGCAGCCGAAGCCTTCCAACGCCTCGGGATCAAGGCTGCTGATTTGAAGAAAAGCCTGAAAGACCCCTCTGAACTGATGCTGCAAATCATCAAGCGGATGGAAGGGCTGGACAAAGCGGCACAGATCAGAATTGCAGATGAAATCTTTGGCGGTTCTGCCGGTGAACGCTTTGTGGAACTTCTGGACCGGGGCGAAACCGGTATCCGCAACCAGATCGCCCGCGCCCGTGACCTTGGGTTGGTGTTGGATGAAGGCGCAGTGCGCAAAGCTGCGGAACTTGATGCCAAGTTTGAAGAAGTCACCAGCCGGATGCAAAGCATGTGGCGCACCGGTGTTGTTGAGGCGGCTTTATTCTTTGGGTTGGTGGAACGGGAACGCGCCAAGCTGGAATTTGACCCGAAGCTAATCGGGCGCTTGATCGGCAACGATATGGCGGATTCCTTGGGGAAACTGCCCGAGGTTCGGCAAGATGCCTTGGCGCAGGTGGAAAACCTCAAAGTCGAATATGCTGCCCTAGCCGATGAAGCCCTTCAGCTTGTTCCGGCTCTGTCGGATGCGTCAAACATGCTGAACAGCGTTGGCAATGCGGCTGGCGCATCCACCCTGACTGACCTTGCCGCCCGTATTGGTGACGCCGCCCGTGCTTTTGGTGAAGGCACGATCACGGGCGAGGAATACGCCGCCAAGCTGCGTGAGGTCGTAACCGAAGCCGAGAACAGCCTTGCCGCCATGGGTGATCTGGATCGGGCGCGGCTGGCCGGTGTGATTGGCCAGGTATCCAGCCTGTTGGCCTGGATCAAGCTGCTGCCTGCTGTCGCCGCTGCTGCGCGGAAAGAGGTCAGCCGCCTTGCGATGATGGATACCGGCACCCCGCTTTCGCCGGATGGTGATTTGCTACCACCAAGCCAGCTTGCGCCGACCAGTTCACCGCGCCCCAAAGCTGCGCCGAATGATCCTGATTTTGGTTTGCCGGAACCGTCAAAGCGGTCTGGTGGTGGTGCTGGCCGTGGCCAATCGGAATTTGACCGCGTGGTGGAAGGTTTGAACCGTAAACAGGCTGCACTTAACGCCGAAGCGGTGGCCTTGATCGCTGCCACCCAAGCCGGAAAGGGCTATGCCGATGCAATCGAGTTTGCTCGCACCCGTGCCGAACTGCTTATGGCAGCGCAACGCGACGGCAAGCAGATCACGCCGGAACTGACCGCAGATATAGATCGGCTGGCGCGGGCGCATCTTAACGCGGGCAACGCAGCGAAAAAGGCCGCTGATGATCTGCAAGCGGTGGAGGAACGCGGAAAGAAAGGGGCCGAAGCGCTAAGCGATGTGTTCACCAGCGTATTGACCGGCGCGAAATCTGCCGAGGAAGCGGTGGCTGCCCTGCTTTTGGAGATCGCCAAGATGCAGTTCCAAAAGGCGCTAATGGATCTGTTTGAAGGGCCGCTGTCTGGTGCCTCTGGTTTTGTCGGTGGCCTGCTTGGTTTTGCCTCGGGTGGCTATACCGGAGATGGTGGCAAATACGAACCGGCAGGCGTGGTGCATCGCGGTGAATATGTGTTCAGCAAAGAGACAGTGCAGCGCCTCGGGGCAGGGAACCTTGACAGGCTCCACCAGAGCGCCCGCAAGGGCTATGCAGATGGTGGCCTAGTCGGTGATGCCGGAAAGGTCGCAAAGGCTACCAGTGCGCGTTCTGGTGAGTCTGGCAGCGTATCCGCGCCCAGCGTGACCATTAGCGCCCCGATCACGGTGAACGCCAATGGCGGAACGCCGGAACAGAACGGAGATTTGGCCCGCCAGATGGCCGAGCAATCCGAGCGGATGTTTCGAGGGATCGTTCAAGAAGAAATGATCCGGCAAATGCGTCCGGGCGGGATGTTGCGCTAAGACTCCATAGGAGCGCCATACAGAGTCATCTTAATCCGGGGCAGGGCTGGACCGGAAAAGGGAGGGATGCGGCTGTATGGCCCCCCTGTGAATCTCTACGGGCGTGCTGGTGCGGGCATGGACCGGCACGGCGAGTTTTGGTGCGCCGAAGGCTATGAGCGGGCGCAGCCCGCGAACAGCCGAGGAAGGGTTAGTGTTGTTCCGAGAGAAGGTTCTTACAGCCGAGGAAGAGGGCTAAGAAAAACGTTTCTCCGAATTTCTTGCATGTTGTTTATATATTCCTTTTTTATAACATTACATAACAAGCAAGAAATTCGGAGAAACGTTTCTATCTTCGGCCATATTTCTCCTGCTACCCTCGGTTCAGGTTGCGGCTCCGCGCAGAAAGTCGCGCAAATACATCGCGGTTTGGATTCTGCGTAACGTGCAAAAGAAAACGCTGAAACTGACCTTGAATACTTAGGCACCAGTGCCTATATTGATCCCAGAACCAACCAATAGGACGCAAAATGGCTTTCAATCTCAAACTACCCGACGAACGCGGCGCACAACTGCAAATGATTGCAGAAGCCGAAGGGAAATCTGTGGTGGACGTGATCACCGATCATATCCGGGCAAAGGTGGCGGCTGGTGTAATCCCGGCTGATTTGCCCCATGTGGCAATCTCAAAATCCAAATCCGGCTTGATGATTACCATGCCGGGTTTTGAGGGTGACGTTTCCACCGGTGAAGTTTCATCTTTGGCAGATGCCTTGCGCGATGTAGGGGGCAAATTTACGCCCGCTGATGTTGAACGTAAGAAAAAGCTGATCGAAGGACTGGCTGCGCTGTCCGGCATCAAAGTGAAGCGGATGGCAAAGGGGGTGAAGCTGGTATCACCAACCACTGGCAAAGAATACCCTCTGGCCTTCGGTGTTGCTGCGGATTTGGCTGATCAAATCGAACGCACCGCTGGATAAGAAAAGGGCCAGACGCTGTAACGTCTAGCCCTAACAATCAGTCTGATATTGCAGAGATAATATATGTCAAACAGTGACGAAAGACAAGCGCGCCGCGCTATAATCCAAAGGTTTCTTGACGATACAAAGGCAAGAAACGAAGCCGAAAGAGCAACTCGAAACGCACGGCGTTGGAAGGAAGAGCGCGACCCAGTTGAATATGAGCAGCAGAAGAAGAAACAGCGGGGAGAATACGCGCATAAGATCGGTGGCCCCGTTCGGTCCTATGAGAAAATTCCTGCCACCAGCAAGGCGGAACATAAAGAATTAGCAAAGAAGCGAGACGCAGAACGCCAGAAGGGCCGTTATGCGAACTTGACGCCTGCCGAGCGCCAAGCAAAGTCCGACGCGGCTGCGGAAAAAGCGTGGATAGAACGGCGGCGAAACAAGGGCGTTCCCGAGGATGCTATTCAGGCGGCGTTGATTATCTACTTGCAAGAGCGATACGCCAAGAGGGCGGCTAAAGCGCAGGCGAGCGAAGAGGAAGCGGCAATGCGCGAAAGCCCGACTTATGGCATCTTTTGAAAGGGTCAGAGGGTTGTGCGGAGGTTTCCGCTGGACCCAAAAAGTAAGCACTTACTTGACAAAAAACATTTAAAAACAATTATTTATCGTATTGACGCAAGATTCCTGCCTGCCTAGATTCGGGGCGCACAACAAAGCAGGAAAGCCAAATGCCACACTTCATCAATGACGATGCCTATTCCCAACTTTTGAACGATCTACGCGAGGCTGCCCTTTCCGGTGATTGGCGCAGCACCATTGCCGAAGTGCTTGGCGGCGTGGACGTGCTGCCCGAGGTCTGCCGGTGTGATTTTGAGGGGCAAGGGTAGGGCGCCATTTACAGCCAAAACCTCATTCACGAAGTTTGCAAACTCGACCCAAAATACTAGCGTTCTGAAATTTCTTGCAAACACATCGAGCTAAATGACTGAAAGTAAATAACTATACCCGCAAAGTTTGCCGCTAGTTTGCCGGACGACAGGCTGAAAAAACGTGTTTATTAGTAGGTTTGCCCGGTGCGAATCAGTATTGGGCAAAACCAGAAACGTGCCATGGCGCAACACCGGAGAAAAAATGAAGCTTATTGAAACATTCGACCCGCTGCTTGATTGCGGCGACCTTGCTCGAGGCAGCTATGAATTGCGCGGTGATCAGAACAACCTCGAGGTTGCGATGGTCTACGCATACAGCAAGATAAACGGAATCTGGCGTGAAGCATCGACACAAAAGGGGAGCTTATCCGCTAGCGCTGTCGCGGAACTGTTAATTGCAGAATTGCATGGAAAGGTGACGAAATGATTGCAAGCGCTTCGGACTGGCTAAAAGAACTGAAAACACATTTGCCACGCAACCTTCACAGATACTTACAGGTCGGACACTATGGCGTGATGTTCAATCATCCATTTTGCTTTGTGCATGTCATACCGAATGCAGCCGAATGCGCAGTTATTATCGACGCTATTGCGCACAAAGAGATGGTATTCAACCAATTCTGCAAAGATGCAGACTGGCAATCAGCGCTGTTCGTAGTTGAACGGCCTTACCGCCCCCAATATCTCGCCGATTTAATAAGTTGTTATGGTGCAAAACCGCTGCTTTCCGCTGTAAATTATGTCTGGACCGATGCAGGGTATACCTCGAACGATCCAGGTCGTTCAAAGTTGTGGCAAAAAATTTGGCGAAACGTGCGTAAGGAAATCTTCAATGTCATGGATGAAGTTGACCGCGAATCCTTTGATGCGCTTCCCGAGCACCTGACCGTGTATCGCGGATACAGTATTTGTGGAAATGAAATCGGATACTCTTGGACGGTGGAACGCACAACGGCGGAATGGTTTGCGCACCGCTTTTCAGTTTCCTCGGAGGCTGATGGCGCATTCGTCGCTTCTATGGAGGTGAGCAAAGATGAAATCTTGGCATACTTCACCGATCGCGGCGAAAGTGAAGTTGTTGTGAATATTTCGGGTATTCGTCCTGATAGGATCCATATCGAGCGGTTGCCTCTGGTTGCGGCAGAAGCTGCTTAG